TGTCTCTTACCATATTGTTTCTTTATTTCCAGATGCTTACGTCTATCTGCTGCTGTGAATCGGCCCTTGGTTTCTATTATGATGTTGTTGTGAAGAACAAAGTCTGGTGTGTACGTCCTGATCTTGAAGTCTTCCCACTTGATCTTGGTTTCTTCATAGGTGTACTTGACCTTCTTCTTCTTTAACATCTTAGCTGTTTGTTCTTCAAGGCCAGAACGATATCCAGCCTTGATTGCTTTTTGTCTAGTGGTCAGCTGCCTAGGCAATGTCTATCTCCGCAACCCTTGGTTCCTTCACCACTTTGGTAAGGTATAAGGGGAACGGCATAGCTGCATACTTGTACCCCTTGAGGCCTGTACCATCGTTTGCATCCTTCCAACACTCCTTCTTGAAGTCACAGAAAACACAACCGATAGCCAGCTTCTCGTTGCCTGTCTTGTAATCGAACTCAACATCGTAACACCTGTCCGGTGGTGTGTCAGATGCTAAGGCCTCTTGCAATTCAGTGACACGTTCTTGTGTGTCGGGTAGTAAGTCTTCAGATGGTTGGTACAGTACGAGTGTACCATCTACCTTGTTCATGGCCCAGAAAGCTACACCCTTATTGTCAGGGACAGCCTCACTGTAGGCAGAGATTTGCTGCATGTATCCGAATGGATCATCAACAGCTAGGCTTGCCTGAGAAAACTTCTTGAAAGCATAGGGGGAAGCTGACTTCACATCGACTACATGACCATCAATCACTGCGTCCATATGTCCTGTGATGCCAGCAACCTTCACTCTCTGTTGCTCATTTGTCACACTGTGACCAGAAAGTTTAGCTAACGTAAGAAGTATCTCTTCGATGATGTCCCCGTAAAGAAACTTGAGCAGCTTGTCACCTGTCATAGCCTCACGGTTGTGTCCCTTGCTGTCATACCATAGCTGACGAGCAGGCTTACCGATTGCTGACAGGCGTAGTGTTGGCCCACCTTCTTTACGGGGTATCAAACGAGAACGGAGTAAGTCTTTAAGACTGTCCCCAAAGGTATCAATAACCTTCTCGTTATCTTCTGTCGATGTGTAACCGTCAGTCAGTACAGCATAGACATCTTCGATTAGGGTATCAATACCTTTGGGTTGGTCAGTCATGTTATCTCCTTATACCTCGAAGGCAATTTCCATTTCATCTAGGTCAGCAGCCTCTACCGCAGCTGTAACAACATTGGATCGGATGACAGCAGAGGGCTGTTCAAAGTCTACCAACTCCATGACCTGACAGAAATCAAAGTACATCTCCTTAGTCTCTGACTCCATGTGTGATAGGTGCCCCAGCTTGATGATGTTACCGTACTGGCTGTCACCAATAGACACGAACATGTTAACCTTGGAACCGTTACCAACCAGTGACTGTGTTGGGTTACCGTCCTTGTCGTAGACCTCACCGTAACGTGTCCAACCACCCCGTGTCTTTTCATCAAGACCAATCTGAATGAAACGAGCACCATCGAAGGTAGTATCCTTACCCTCTTTGACTGTCTTGTTTAACTTGTAGTCAGTCATAAGACGTTCAAGCTGGTCAGTCATCTTAAGGGCTACAGTGTACTCAAGTTCATCTGACTTCCACTTGGTTGCTGGCTCCTGTAGTTTAGCCCAGCAAACTTCTATGTCTTTGAGTACGATTTTCTTATCAGCCATGTAATTCTCCTTTGGCGTTGTTAGTCTGTTTGATTATAATACACTGACAGGATAGGTATGTCAATGGGTTTCTAACCAGTTGTTGCCTATTTTTGCTTCACCATCCATAGGGCAGTTCAACTTGAAGAAAGCACCAGCATCTATGATAGATTGTACCTGTATTTCTCCAAGTCTTTCGGCTTGATTGGCATCCACTTCTGTCTGCCATTCATCGTGTACCCATGCACACTGCTTAAAGTTAAGCCCTTCCTTCTTGGCTTGACGTTGCCAGAAGAGATTAGCTAGGCGCATGATCACTGTCTCCCCACCCTGTAGATAAACAGAGAGGGCAAGGTGTTCACTGCCAATCTGTAGGATGCGTCCGTCAAGACCTTTCATCCATCCCATACTGGCAGCACGAGCAGCCTCACTCTTCAATCGTTTGAGTGTAGGCAATGTCTCGTAGAAGTTTTGCATAGACTTGTTTGCTTGCGCTGGGCTGCATCCAAGTATCTCTGCAATCTTACCTACACCTGCCCCTAGCAGGAAGGCATAGATAAATGTCTTAGCTGTGGGCCTGTCCTTACAGTAGCTACCCAAAGCATTCTTGTTAAACGTGTGGATGTCACCATCAATCACTTGCTCAGTGTACACAGGGTCATTCATGTAGTGAGCTAAGACCCGTAACTGAATCCCTGCTGCATCCGTACCTACGAGTAGCTTACCCTCAGGCACCTTGAACACCTGACGACACTCAGCTGCGTACATACCATCCATCTTCCACAGTATCCCATCCTTACCGTGAGGTACAGAGGGGATGTTAGCCATGTTAGGGCCACGGTGTGCAGCCCTGTGTGTTACAGCACCGGGAGTGATGACCCTACCATGTACCCTGCCAGTCTTTTGTGAACCATCCAACCACTCAGCAGCCAGCTTCCAACGACTAGCTAAGACCTTCCATGACTTGAGGCCTTTGACTGCCTGAGGTGCAGTGTCAGGTATGGTGGCTAAATTTTCTGGGCAAATTTTATACAAGTCTCCACCCTTTGTTTTAATCTTTGGCTTCCAACCCAGAGCATTAAGACGTTTGTTAATCTGAGTAGGTGAGTCAAGGTTGAACTCCTCCCACATAATCTTAGTGTAGTCACCCTGTACATTGCAACCATCCATGAGTTGATTAGCCCAGATGCTACCGTCCTTCTTGTACTTGAGTGCCACATCCTTGACCTTAACAGCAATAGGAACCATGAACTCTTTGATCTCAGCTTCGATACGATTTGTCTCACGTAGACATACAGTGTAGATTTCTTCAGCTAAATCAGTGTCAAGTTCAAATCCATCAGCCTGTTGTTGACACATAATCTGGTGTACTTGGTACTCTAAGTTGATACTTGACTGGCTGAACTTCTTGCCTTCTTGCATCAGCTGGGAGTACACTAACTCAGTGACCTTAACATCTTGCTTGCAGTAATCCTTCATCTCATCTGAGTACTGTGACCAGTCATCGAACTCACCCTTGTACTCACCAAGGCGCTTGCCCCAGTCAATCAGCCTGTGTCCACCCTTACGGTTAGGGTCAAACATACGAGACAGTACGAGGGTGTCAACCTGCTTGGACAAAGGTATCTTGTAGCCCCATAGCTTCTCAACAACAGGGATATCAAAGCCGATACCGTTGTGTGCTACCCACTTGGTGACACCCTCAGCAAACTTAGCAAAAGATTTAGGGCCACGGATGACGTAGTTCTTAGCTACGCCTATCTCCTTGGCTACTATGACATGAATGACTGTAGGGTCCAAGCCATCTGTCTCTATGTCGAACACTACCTCCATGTCTTATCCTCCGTAACTTGTAAGTCTGCCTGTGTGTTTACTGTAGAGTAGGCTGTCAGCAACGCCTGTCTCACCAGTGAATCGGTTCTTGATGACCCGTACCTTGGTGGTGTTGCGTTCCAATTCATCCTCTGCCTGTGTGTTTCTCTCTAAGGCAATGATGATGTTGGATAGCTGACCGATACCTGCTGTACCCCTGATGTCCTGTAGATTTATCGTACCTCCCTCCTCTGGTGGCTTGCGGTTCTTGTCACGGTTAAGGTGTGACACCATCAGTAGACAGATGTCTAGCTCAACTGTCAAGGTTTTTAATTTGGTTGCAATTTCATCCAAGGCCTTGCGTTCATCCCTTGCATGATCACTCACAACAATACTGATGTGATCAAGGATGATGTACTTGCAGTCACATGACCGTGCTAGATAACGAACCATGCTAACAATACGTTCAACAGAATTACTGCCAAAAGAGTCATACAGATAGATACGATTGCTTCCAAGAGTGGCCTGATACGCATTGTCAAATTCATCCTTAGTGTATTGGGTATCGGGTAGGTGTAGCATCTTCTCAGCATGTAGTGACATCATGCCTAGGCCTGTGTCTCGTACTGTTTCCTCAAGGAATAGTGTACCAACATTACCTTTGTCTTCCATGATCAGGCTGTACAGTATCTCTCGCATCACCTGTGTCTTACCGACACCAGTACCAGCTACGAATGTAATCAACTCGCCAGTGCGTAGCCCCTTGGTCATGTCATTGAGGCCACTAAACGGGTAAGGTACACAGTTGTAGTTGGGTGGTGTGTTAACGATATCGTACATGTCAACACCAGACAGGATGCCATCAGGTGTGAAGGGGCCAGCCTTACGGTGACTGTCAATGAACTCACGT